ACGGGACGTGTCGGGCGTAATCCTCGACAGCGACATGGGGTACGACCACATCATGCTGCCGATGCGGTACGACCCGCTGCGGGCCACGCCGACCCTGCTGGGCTATGAAGACCCGCGCACCGAGCGGGACGAGCTCCTGTTCCCCGAACGGTTCCCGCAGACCGTGGTCGACCGTGACGAGGCCGCTATGGGCCCGTACGCCACCGCCGGGCAGTACGCCCAGTCCCCGGAGCCACGGGGCGGCGGCATCATCAAGGACAGCTGGTGGCAGGTCTGGGATCGCCCAGAGTACCCCGACATCGACTTCGTGGTGGCGTCTCTGGACACCGCCTACACCAAGAAGGCCGAGAACGACCCGTCCGCCCTGACGGTCTGGGGCACGTTCAGCGGCGACGGTGAGAGCCAGTCCACGCGGTCGGTCGACCGGTACGGACGCCAGATCGACATCACCCGCAGCTATAGCTCAGAGGCCATCGGGCCCGTCCCCAAGGCCATGATGATGTACGCGTGGCAGGACAGGCTGGAGTTCGCAGAGCTTGTCGAGAAGACCGCCAGCACGTGCCGCCGCATGAAGGTCGACGTCCTGCTGATCGAGAACAAGGCCGCCGGTCACAGCGTGGCGCAGGAGCTTCGCAAGGTCTTCGCCAACGATGGGATCGTGGTGAACCTGTACGACCCCAAGACGCTGGACAAGACGTCCCGCCTGTACGCCGTGCAGCACATCTTCAGCGAGGGCATGGTGTACGCCCCGACCAAGGACTGGGCCGAGATGGTGATCCGCCAGACGGCCAGCTTCCCGCGCGGGGCGCACGACGATCTGGTCGACACCGTCAGCATGGCCCTGAGCTACCTCCGGGTCACCGGCCATCTGGTCCGGGCTACGGAGCGCATGCGCGAGATCGAGGACGGGCAGGTCTTCCACGGCAACAACAACGAGACCCCCCTGTACAGCGCTTGACCAGTTGTACGATTTCCCATATTCTTCTTGTGGGTAACAAAAGGGAGGCCCACATGTCGCGCGTGCTTTGCAACGCCTACGTCTCGCCAGAGACCGACAGCGAGGAGGAGATCGACTACACGGTCGAGGTCAATGGGATGTGGGATCACAGCGAGATCAGCGCCACGTACACGATCAGATCGAAGACCCAGAGAGAGGCCGCCATGCGCGCCATCGACATGTTCCGAGAGGCCAACGAATGAGCTACTTCACCTATGGTGACGATGACGCCCTGATCGCCGTCGGCATCGGCAAGCCGCCGGGCACTGTCGATCTCATGCCGTTCATCGCGATCATCAACACGTCGTCGATCTCGACAGAGGCTGGCGTCAACCTCAAAAGCGCCCTCGACGAGGGGACGCATGACGTCATCAAGATGATCACCGACAACAAGGGCGTCGTGATCTACTTCGACAACCCAGAGGGGGCGCAGAGGTTTTTGGGCATGCTCACCATGGCCCTCGTGTCCGCAGCTGATGGCGACTGGGGGCATCGCCGTGAAACACAGAGGAGCGTGAACTGATGATCAGGAACCCGTGGAAACAGGCAAGGGAACTGAATGCCCTGCTCGATATGAAGGACGCAGAACTGGCAAGAGAGCGCCGGGTCAGCTTCACCCTGACCGTGGCCCTGCATGAGGTCGTGGCATGCGACACTCCGCGCGCCAACGCATCCGTGAAGCGCTGCGTCAGGATCGCCAATGACGCTCTGAGGTCGATCAGATGATCATCAACGGCAAAACCCTCCTCATGGTCGCGCCGATCAGTGACATGGCCGACCAGAAGCACAAGGAGAACGGCGTCAGCTGGGGCCTGTCCGAAGCCGGGTACGACATCCGGATCAAGCAGGACGTCATCTTCCACCCGGAGAACGCTGTCGAGAAGGCTGGCGTCTGGGTGGATGGCAGGTACGCCATGGGGCGGTTCGTCATCGCGTCTACCGTGGAAGAGTTCCACATGCCGCTCGAACTGGTCGGCATCGTCCACGACAAAAGCACGTGGGCGCGGCGCGGGCTGTCCGTCTTCAACACGGTGATCGAGCCGGGCTGGTGCGGCTTCCTGACACTGGAACTGGTCTATCACGGGCGACAGGTGCTGCACATTCCGGCTGGCACCGGCATCGCTCAAGTCGTCTTCCACAGAACAACAGAAAGGGCATCGTACGATGGAAAATACCAAGGGCAGCCCGACAGACCTGTTGAGGCCATCGATAGCTGACCCCTATTACACCTTGGCGGCGGTTCTGCACCATGCGCTGATGCAGGCCTCGCACGGCAAGGGCGCTGAGCGTCACGCCAATGGTCAGAGCTTCGAAGACCAGCCCATGCTGCAGATCAGCCGCATGCTGCGCACCCCCGCCGGGTGCCTGTATCAGGTCATGAAGAAGTCGCAGGAAGCGCAGGGGATGCTGGACAACGGCAACCCTGAGGCCGCAAAGCGGGAAATCTTGGGCGCGATCAACTACTTGGCTGGCGCGTACATGATCATTGACGAAGTTTGATCTCAGTGGCTGCCTCTGATATGGTCAAAGGCAGCCATTACCTTGAGGGATCAGCATGTCCGGCCTGTCACCAAACATCCGACTGCAAGAGGAGCCGGAAGAGGCTGCCATCGCCCCCATGGACGTCACCGTAGAACACGCGGACGAAGACATCGACGTCCCTGAGTTCGACACCGACGGTTCCATCCTGCGCATCGACCACGGCGACGGGTCGATCACCGTCTCTCTCGACGGCAAACCCATCGAAGATGCGGAGGGCAAGAAGGGTCCGGAGGGTTGGTTCGACAACCTCGCCGAAGAGCTTGAAGAGGACGAACTGGCCCGCGTCACCGAAGAGCTTATGCGCGGCGTGCAGGACGATCTGGACAGCCGCACCGAATGGATCGACGACCGGGCGCAGGGCATCAAGCTGTTGGGCCTGAAGATCGAGCTTCCCGGCGTGCAGGGTTCTTCCGATGGCGCACCGGTCGAAGGCATGTCAAAGGTACGGCACCCGTTGCTGCAGGAAGCTGTGCTGCGCTTCCAAGCCAACGCCCGGTCTGAACTTCTGCCGACCGACGGCCCGGTCAAGATCAGGGACGACGCCAACGGCACGACGCTCGAGCGCGACCAACTGGCCGATGCCCTCGAAAAGGACATGAACCACTACCTGACGTCGACGGCGCGCGAGTACTACCCCGACACAGACCGCATGCTGCTGCTGCTGGGCTTCGGGGGCACCGCGTTCAAGAAGATTTACTTCTGCCCGCTGCGCAACCGCCCGGCGTCCGACAGCGTCGACGCTGACGACCTGATCGTGAACAACAAGGCCACGGACCTGTCCAGCGCCCTGCGCGTCACGCACCGGGTGACCATGAAGCCGTCGACCGTGAAGCGCCTGCAAATTCTGGGCGTCTACCGCGACGTGGAACTCTCCACGCCCAAGGAGATCACCGTCGACGCGGCGCAGGAAGCCAAGGCATCCCAGCAGGGCATCTCGGTCACCGTGTCCAACCCTGAGGACCGCGACCGGGAAATCTACGAGGTCTACTGCGAACTGGACCTGAAGGGCTTCGAACACAAGCACAAGGGCAAGCCGCCCCACGTGCCCTGCAGGCCAGACATGGCCTTGGCAGCCTCAGCGCTGATGCCCTCGCCATAGCCGTGCGGCTCCGCGTGCGCGGCGTGTGGCTCACGGGCCGGGGCTGGCGGCGCGTCCTTCTCACCCTTGAAGTACTTCGCCGTGTCGGTGAGGCTCTGCATCGATGCGAGGAAGTCAGCTTCCGGCTGCTGAGACTGGATCGGAGCCTTGGCCACGGCCAGTCGGGGCGTCCCCTGCATCATCGGGGCGGGCACGTATCCACCAGCCGCATGGACGGCGCGGGGGACGTTCGGCATGTACTTCGACGGGGCGATCTGGCCGGGGGCGCGCTCTTTCGCCTGCTTGGCCCGGTTCTTCTCCAGAATGCCGCCAAGGGTCAGCTTGGCAGCCCGGATCGCCTTGTCGTCGTTCATTTTTCACGCTTCCCTTTGGCCTGAACCTGCATCGCCAGCTTCAGGATGTCGGTCTTGTGGTCCTGCTGCTGCATGTCGCGCTCATGCTGCATCCGGACGGCATCGTTCATCTGATCCCGATCCATGTCCATCTGCTTGGACTGCAGGTCTTTCTCGCGGTCCAGATCGCGGTTCTCGTCGTTCATCTGGTCGCGGCGGGCAGAGATTTCCATCTGCTTGGCCTTGTTCTGCTCGCCCATCAGCTTGGCCTGAAGCTCCATCGGGTGCGGGCCAGCCGGGCCAGCCAGACCCTGCGGTGCGGCGGGTTGCTGTGCCCTCGCCATGGCGGCCTGAGCCGTCATGGTCTTGGCGTCAGCTTCCTGCTTGGCGATCTTGACCTCCTCGATGCCCTTCATGATCTCAGGCGGCATCTGGTTGCGGGCGCTCTCAGGCTTCAGGAACTGCTCCGGGTTCGACCAGC